GCGCGCAAAGTTGGCGCCGTCCTGACAAGTTGGGAATGTGTTGAAGCACTTAGCCTGGCCGGTCTCGCCAAGGATTGCCGCGCAAGGCGACGTGCCATAGGTCAGGTTACAATAGTCAAGATCAATCTCGACAATCTTAATCGGTTCACGCATTAACGTAAACCTCAACGTCCATTTGAACAGGCATCAATTCGCCGCCCTCCTGATACGACGTTTGCAATTCCCCGCCCCTTTCCGGCCTGCGACAAAACCCAATGTCATCGGGGTAATGCACTGGCGAACCGGCAAAGAAGAAAGCCCGGCCTTCGTTGTAATGCGTCTCAAATGCGCGCAAGTCGGTATCCACGAAAGCCGCGTCCATAAGGCCAAAGTTGATTGTCGTGGTTGCGGTCAATCGGTTGATCCGAGTTGGCAGGAAATGCCCGCCCAGCGTCTTGCCCGCCATCAACTCGTATTTCTTGCTATGCGCAATGCCGACATGCCCCGACAAGACGCCGGTCGGAATAATCAAGCGCCGCCCTAGCCGGATGATCCCGATAGGCGCAGGACCGCTAGTCACGCGCACCCGCCAATACCGCGCTTTTGTCAAGGGAAAAAGCCCCAAGATCGCGGTTTCATTAGCTGGCGTGACAGTGCATCGTGTTACCCAAGTCGTTCCGTTGTCACTCGACTGCACGGATACAACCGCCGTGTTAGTGGCGAGTGCGTGGGCATCAATCCCCACGGTATCGCACCATTCCGCCGCGCCAAGGTCAACCGAGATATTGGCATCGGCATTAGTGGCAAGCCAAACGTCAAACGTGCTATCCTCGAAAGCGTTTTCGCCCGCGTTAGTATCGGTATCGCTGGAAATAGTCACCGTTCCGCGCGAAAACACGTTGTCATAAAGCAAGCATGGCTTTGCGAAGTCGGTTGATCCGGGTTCAATTCTCACGGTCATGATACAAACACCGGCCTAGCCCCGTTCTTAGTTTGCGTGTAAAGCTGGTTCAGGACACCTTCAATCATATCCTTGGCCCAATCTGGCCCTTGCACGTCAATCAATACCCTCTGATCGGGCGCAGTAGACGCCATGCCGGAAGCGGAGGAAGGCCCTGACGCCTTGTTGCCGCCTTTGATCGCGTTGACCAGCCCGAAGCCGCTGGCAAGGACTTTAGCAACCGCCGCGAACTTTGCAAAGAACGGAACGCTAGGATCCGCCAATGCCTGCGATGCCGCCGTGTAAGCGTTGATCAGCGCCGACGCCGCCGCAAAGCTACGCTGCACCCGCAACAAGCTTTCATAGCCGCCGCCCGCGAGAGTGTTCAACTCGCCAAACAGGGTTGCAGCCTGATCAAGCTGCGATTGACCGCCTTCCTCTCTAATGCCCGCCAGCCGCCGCTGATACTCAACCTCGACGTCTAGCAAAGCCTCCCTATGGCCTTGTTCGCCAAGGATTTCCATCGCGCGACGGTCGGCAAGGATCGCTTGGCTTTCCGCATACCAAGCGTCGATTGTTTCGCGCTCTGTCATCAGACTATCGCGCAAGGCTTCAATCTGCGCAATCATCGGATCAGCGCCACCGCCTCCGTTGCCACCATCTAGACCCGGCCTAGACACCGGACTATCAGGCGCATCGGCGCGCGATTGATAGTAAGCCTGATAGCCGAGGAACATTTGATATTGGCTATCAGGAATACGGCTTGCGCTTTCTAGCGTTTCAAGAACAAGGTCGCGCAAGATACGCGCTTGGGAAATTGCGTGACTAAACCAGCCGGGCCGCGCGCTTTCATTCCGCAACCGCATCACTGCATCAAGCGACTGAACCACGCGGTCAAAGAATTGCCGCTGTTCGCTAGTCATATTCTCAATGCCGCCGGTCGCTGAGATGATCAGGTCTCGGACGCGAGTGTATGCAGTGATAGCGCCTTCAACGTCAGTTGCCTGCGATGCTTCACGGAGTGACGCGGCGATTTGTTGCGCATCGCCCGCAAAGCTGTCTGAAAAATCAGACATACCGCGCGCAACACCGCCAAGCAACTCGACAATACCGCTTTCAAGCGTTCCGAAGTAACCGTCAAGGTCACTCATCAGAAGCTCAACCGGCGCCCCGATTTCCGCTAGTGCATTGCGCTGCGCCACATCGTCTAGCAGCCGTATGTGTTCGCGGATCGCTTCATTCTGCGCCCCATAAACGTCAACCATCGCTTGCCCGGCGCCTTCGCCGTAGAACTGCGAGATTTCCGAGACGCGGGAAATAGCCTCCTCTAGACTGTCAAGCGCATCCTCAAATGTTGCAGCGCTATCCCCCGCCGACATTGCCGACATAGCCCATTGGATCAGCGCCGCACCGCCCGCAATGATACCGATGGTTAGCAAGTTGGCTGGCGAGATAACCGACATGAAAGCAGCGCCAAGCGCCCTAACACGGTTTGCGCCACTGCCCATGCGGTCAAGCTCTTGGTTAACCTGCGTCCCTTGTTGCAGCGCCAGCATAAGCGGAGACTGCCCAGCCGCCAGCATCATGCCGATATCGTTAAATTGGGCCGCCAAGTTGCCGACATTCGCGCCACCCGTGCGCATAGCGGCGGACATGGTATCAACCTGCCCAGCGGCGGTAACCATGCGCTGTCCGGTAGTCTGCGCGGCATCGCCAACGGCGTTGATTTGCGCTGTAGTGCTAACCGCCTGATCGCCAGCCTTATCAGCAGCAGCCGCCATTTGATCAAGGCGAGTAGTCGCAACCTTGATTTGATCGCTGTCAATCGCATAACCAAGGCTGGCAATGTCTGTCATTTCTTGCGGGCCTGTTTCATTTTCCAGCGTTCATTCTTGGCGATTTGATCCGCAAGCGCCCCCCGCAAAGCGTAATCGGTTTCATAGATTATAGCCCGCTCTGCACGGGTTAGCAAAGCGCCTTGGCACCCCATATAATCCCGCACAAGCCCCGGAGTGATAGGGTCCGACAATTCCGGCAGATATCGCTTAAGCGCCCAGAAGTCGGCCAGCAGATACCGCATATCGGGCGAAGGCTGATAATCTGGCACGTCCTTGCCCGCGCGTTCCATAGCCTCGCGCGTTGTCAGATATTCGCCGGTATCGTGATCTGCAACGTAGCGCGGGTTAGTCGTTTCATACTTAACCCAATCCTTGGCGTAACTGACAAAGCTATCAGTTACGCTTTCGGAAAAACCTGGATCGACTGCACCCCGGCTTGCACCTTGGCTTTGATCCACGGCACATCAAGAACGCGCTTGACATTCTCACGGGTCAATTCAGGATCAACGCCTAGGTCGCCAAACTCATGCCCATTCCATTGCCAAGACACAATACACGGCGCGAGTGCTTCACTGTCGGGATTAATGGCGTCAAGCATCATCATGCCAACGTCCTCATCCGACAGTGCAACATCGGCCTTGCGGGATACTCGCGCACCCATGGACTTAGCTTGCCTGCGCTTAAGGATAGCGGCAGTCTCAGGGTTATCAAGCGACCGGACGTTAAACACCACATCGCCTTGTTCGGCATCGTGGTGAATAACAACCGGCACAGTCGCGTCATAGTCAACAAGTTTGAAGATGTCAGCCATAAGCCCTCCTATGGACTGTTAGCGTTGCAAGCTGTGGCCGATTACGATCCCTTACGGGTCAACCGTGACCGGCTCTTGGTTGATCACAAACGGGAACGTCTGGTTGTCAAACGCTTCACCTTCGCCGCCTTCAAAAGAAGCACGGCCCACAAGCGCGCGAGTGTATCGGATCACGCCGCTTGCACTGGTGAGGCGGAAAGCGTGGTTAGTCTTAAGCGCCGATGCAGTGCGCAAGGCATCTTGCCCGGCATCAGCAGGCGCATACCCCACGACAAGGCTGGACGACTGCCCGCGACGGAAGCCCTTGGAGTGCTGCGAAAGACCGCCCGCGATGTAGTCTTGCGCAACCATATTCTCATCAACCCCGAAGCTAGGCAGGGTAACGATAAAGTTGATGGGAACCCAAGTCAGCCCCGCAAAGCCCGCCGCGTCAAGGTCGGTTGCCTGCGGGGTAGCGCAGATGGCAAGAGTGCTGTCAATCTTTGTGACGGTCATGTGTCCAGTCCTGTGAAAATACCTGTTGACATTGTATAGCGTGGCGTGGTATGCGGCAAATCAGGCACAAACAGAGGAGATGCCGCGATGTATAAGGTTGGCGATAAGGTGCGGATTTTGCACACGGATTATCAAGGTGAGGGGCTTGATGTGGGGACGGTGCATAAAGTCATTTGGTCCCCTGAAGACGCCGTTGAACTCGGCGGAACGATGAATGAAAGCCTCTATTTTTACAACAGCGAAGTCGAACCCTACACCGAACACTCTGACCATTGGAAAGACATTGCCGATGCCTTGCGCGCGGGTATCGAGTTGGCGATTGAAAACGCCGACTATGACCGCGCGATTGAACTGGGCTGGAAACTGGACAGTCTGCCTAGCCAGTAACTTCCCAATACACATGCACGGGAATACGGATATGCGCATCATCCCTGCGACCGGCGCCAATCGGTTGCGGGGACTTGCGCATCTTTAGCGTCACGCCGTCATAAGTTACCGGTGTCCCCTTGGCGAAACGGTCACAAATCCGCTGCACAAGCCCCATGCGTTGCGTGTAATCATAGCCTGACAATGGCGTCATTACCGTCACGACAAACTCGCCCGCGATGTAATCCGCGCCTTGCCCGACATGGATACGGGGATTTTCAAACCGCACGTCATCGACTAGCAGGAACACCGCGCCCGCATCGGTCGGGTATACTTCATCAGGTTCAACGATAGTCGGCACAGATGCCATACCCTGCAATCGGGTCAAGAGCGCCAGGTAAATCTTGGGATTGATGTTTGGTATTGACATGGGGGATAGTATAGGCTAAGAGGGTCAGGAAGGCAAAAAGGAGAGGAAAGAATGGCTAACCTTTACATCATCCGTGGCGTCCCCGGCAGCGGAAAGACGACGCTTGCGGAAAAGATGATTGAAAGCGGCATGATTGATGAATACTTTGAGGCCGATATGTGGATGATTGATGATCGCGGGGATTACTGCTTTAACCCGCGCCGCTTGTCCGACTGCCACGATGAGTGTTTCATCGCTACCTTCAAGTCGCTTTGGGATGGCAACGACGTTGCCGTTTCCAACACGTTCACGCGCCACTGGGAGATGCAGAAATACATTGATCGCGCCAAGGCAAACGGTCACACTGTTACTGTGATTGTCTGTCAGGGCAACTTTAACAATATTCACGGCGTTCCTGATGATAAGGTTGCCGAGATGCGGCGGCGGTTTGAATACTAATCGCCCCCAACTTCCCTAGCAGCCCGCGCGACATATTCACTCCACTTCGCCGCGTTTTGCTCTAGGAAAAACCGCCCGGCTTGGTTATACTGCCTGCCCAGCTTGTCAGTGCCGGTAAACCCCCAATTCAGGCGCGGCAGGTATGCAGCTTGCCCGCCTATGTAAACCGTCTTTCCTAACTCGATATTGGCGATTTCCAAAGTCACATCAGGCGCGGCGGTAAACTCAACATCGGGCCGAATGACTGGCATCGCAACTGTTGACAGTGCCCACGATCTGCGCGCGTTGCCGGTGAGCACGGGGGTTAGAGCAATCAGGCCGTCATACAGATGCCGCACGGCTTGCCGATGCACCATCGCGCTGTTGCGTTGCGCCTTGGCGGTCCAGTTTTTGACTTGGGCGGAAAAGCTAGACATGGTGCAATTATACGCGAAAAGGCGTTGACAGGCTAGGCGGGGTATGATACCGACTAGACATACATGGCAATGATGCTAGATGCTCAAAACACTTGACCTATTCGCGGGCGCTGGAGGGTTCACCATTGCAGGTGAACTCGCTGGCGGTTTTCAGACTGTCGCGTTTTGCGAGATTGACAAATACGCGCAAAAGGTGCTAGCCAAAAAATGGCCTGGCATCCCTATTTTCCCAGATGTTACCAAGCTGAAAGGCGCAGACGTTGGAGCAGTTGACGTTATCACTGGAGGGTTTCCCTGCCAAGACCTCAGCAGCGCAGGTCGCGGCGCTGGCATTGGAGAAGGCACTAGATCAGGTCTATTCCGGGAAATGCTTCGCATCGCTTCCGAAATACGGCAAATCCAAAGACGACTTCCATATATCGTCTTTGAAAACGTCCCTAGGCTTCTCAGCGGACCTGCGGAAAATCCAGGCCAATGGTTTGGCGAATTTCTCTGGTCATTGGCCCAAGTCGGGTATGATGCGGAGTGGGTATGTCTATCCGCTGCCGCAATCGGCGCACCTCACAAACGGGAACGGGTCTGCATTGTTGCCTACTCCGAGGAAAACGGACCCAAAACCAAGGGATGCAGAAAGCGCAAACAAGTCTTTGGAGAGGGGTTTCAGGCCGACTTTGGCGCAGTATATAGCCAGATCTCTATTGCCGACTCCGAGGAAATGCAGCGCAATGGCCGCGTCCTTGACGGAAAAAACGGCATTGCACAGGTTCCCAAATCTGGAAGTTGTTATAGCCAGATCGCTACTACCAACTCCGCAGAAGTCAGACAATCGGGACAGGGGGTGTATGATACACGCATCAGTAGCGCGGCGGGCGGAAAATGGGAAGCAACTTATGCTTTCACAGGTGGCATCGGAACAATCTGGGAAACTGAACCCGGAGTGGGTAGAGTGGCTTATGGGATACCCAATCAATCACACCGCCTTGGACTAATGGGTAACGCAATTGTGCCGCAAGTCTTTGCGCCGGTTATGGCCGCAGTCCGCGACCATTACACCGCCAGCATAGACCAATCAACATTAATCGTGTAAGTGCATCGGCAATTCACAATTTCATCAACCGGCGCGTTAGGATCAAGCGGATACCGCATAGGCACTCCACCGACTAGGAACGGAGTGTCTAGCCCGCGCACTTCCTGTTGATGCATTGCAACATGGGTTGGCCTCTCACGCCCATTAGCAGCAGGTCCGCCGTGAAACCACTTCTTGACAACCGCACGGTCAGGGATGCCGTTTTTCTGTTGATACTGCCGCCATGTATCATGCCGCGCCGTTTCAACCGCCATGCCAGTTTCTGATCTGGCAATACCCTCTGCCCTAAGTTGCAATAGGCGGTCACTGTAGCGCGACACCATGCGGTCAATCTGTGCCGTGGTGAGCGGGCGTCCCGTCTCGATTGCCTTCATGATAGCCCGGTCAAAGCGGCGGTCACGGCGGGTCATCTGCAAGGCCCTAGCAGGGTCGTTTGTCAGATACTCGCGCATGTTGACCACCCATTGCGCCTGCGGTTGCGATAGCCCCACAATGCCGCCAGAACGCGCGCCAGAAGGCCCTACGCGCCCCACGATGTCTAGCGCGATGGAGTTAGGATGTCTACCCTGCGCATAGCCTGCGTTGATCACAATGCGCACGGCTTCAATCTGATCCTGCACAACGCGCGTGATCCGACTAGACGACACATTGCGCAGGTATGCCTCAGCTTCCGGGTTAGTCACGTCAAACCGATGCACCACGCGCGATAGGTCAAACGCCCGCCAGACGCGCCCCGCCGCGATGATAGCCCCGGCTTGCGTGTAGGTATTGGCAATCTCAGCGGCGAAGACTTGATAGGCCGCGCTTTCAAGGTTCAGCGCCTCGATAGCCGCTTGAATGTCCCCACGTCGCAAGGCATCACGCAGCTTTGTTAGCTGTGTCCTGCTTGTAATGTCCTGAATAGCCGCCAGAAACGCCCGCCGCACTGCCGCGTCTTGTTTGCGCAGTAAGTCTTCGATCTGGCGGTTTAGGCTGGCGTCTTGCCAGTTGACATAGATCACCGCACCACAACCTTAGTCACAACCGGATCACCAGCCGCCAGCTTAGGCATCTTGCGCACGATCAGCACCACGGCGCCGTCAATCCGCATCTTGTCGCCAACGTCAACATCGCCTTGCATGATCACCATTCGGTCACTTGCCACAATCGCCCCGCCGTCAACCATATAGGCCGGAACCCCCGTCACCACCGCGTCAACCTCTTCCCATGTGTCAGTCACGGTCGGCGCGTCCCAAGGATTAGCGCCCGCCGTGGTTGACGTTGTGCCGATCTCGACTGTCCCGGTTTTGTATTTGCCAAGCAGTCTAGCGGCGGTTGAGGTTAGGTTTGTGTAGAGGGTCAAATCACCACCATCGCCGTTTGCCGAACCTGCGCACCGCCCGCGACAAGGAAACACCTGATCCGGCGCATTGCGGCTTCAACCAGAACCTGCGCGTTATCAGTGCTGGCCGATAGGCGCGACGTGTCATATGCCACCTCGATAACGTCAACCTTTTCGCGCTGCACGATGCTGTCCCGCAACGATCCTTGCGGCGACAGGATGCCAGGCGATTGATGTTCCGCCCGTGCAAGCTCATGCTGGGCGATGATCACTTCGCTAGGAATGGCGTTACTTGCAATAGCATTGCCCTCACAATCCGACACGCCAGAACGCGGCCACGCAAGCGACTGCGCCCGGCCATTAGTCCGAGTGCCCTTCCATCGCAGGCCGTCCAGATAGGCCGTAGCGCGGCGGATAGAGGCTTCCTTGTCTGCCGTGCTGCCGGGTAGTGCATGGCCGTAATACGCCACCGCATAGGCCGTGCAAGCGGTAACATCCGCATAGCAATCAGCGCCTGCCACGCCCGTTCCATCCTCGACAATCAGCGCCATGCAATTCCCCTTGGTTTCCTGCGATAGTATCAA